CCTGATGGCGGACTAACCACTTATGCTCGTTTGGAAGGCACTACAGAACGCATAATGATTGGACAAAGCTGGCAGGCTCGAGAATTGGTTGAACAACGCATGTGGACGGACATTTATAAGCATCGTAATCGAAATACTGCTTTACAACACGCGGTAGAAGAATGTATAATTATATATAAGCTCTCAGAGGACTATAAAGATGGCATTTAACCCACTACAATTTAAACAGAAAAAGAAACGAGCAGTAGATCCAAATGCGCCACCGCGTCCAAATTTACTAAGCCAAGACAAAAAACTTAGAGAAACCACCGAAGCATTTGGTAGACTACATGATTTGGTTGCAAGACAAGCAAGAGAAATTGAAGTACTGAACCGTAAATATGAAAACATGCAGGCCAGCGTAAATCAACTACTTGCTTTGATAAGGAAAGGTAAATGAGTAATACTGATCCACTGTATATTGGTAATGAGATGGCGGCATTTGACCGCAAAGATCGTCAATACTATGACAAGTTTACAGATGAACAGCGTAAGAGTTTTTCAACATATCTCATGCTGAAATATGGTGCCAACGTATCTGGCAGCGGAGACATGCAGGCCTATTACCTAATGGCCACGAATGAACGTGTAAACAAAAACTTTTTTGATATCAATCGACATCCTAAACTACAGTGGCTAGCCTGTACTACAGTAAGTCCTAAAATGGGCAATCAGTTCCACTACTGGTTAAAAAGCAAAAAGAAAGAAGGAGACAACAAAAGTCAAAAGTTTTTGGCTAAGTTATATCCTAATATGAAATCTGACGAAATAGACTTAATGGCGCGAATCAATGATAAACGAGATATTGCAGACATGGCACGAAACCTCGGACTTGATGACAAATCAATTAAAGCCGAGCTATAAATGTAAGTATTGTGAAAAAGAATTCCGCAAGGAATCTACTCTTGCGGCGCACCTGTGTGAAGAAAAACGACGCTGGCAACAAGAAAAGGAAACTGGTGTGCAGTTTGGTCTACAAGCATACTTGCGTTTCTATGAGCTCACGCAGGGTTCGGCTAAGATGAAAACCTATGCAGATTTTGTCAAAAGTCCGTATTATCGTGCTTTTGTAAAATTTGGTAGACACATGGTAGGTATACGTGCAGTAAATCCACGTATGTTTATAGACTATGTGATTAGAGAAAACAAAAAACTTGATCACTGGTGTCATGAAAAAATTTATTTAGAATACCTTAGAGGTTATATGCGTAAAGAAGCTGTTCAAGACGCTCTTGAACGTGCTCTAAAGGAGATGCAGGATTATGCAGATGAATTGGGAGAATTTAAAAACGGATTTAGTGATTATTTTAGGTTTGGTAATGCTAATCGCATTTGCCATCATATCGCTAATGGCAGGATTAGTCCTTGGATTGTCTATAACTGTACCAGCGGTGTTGATTTCCTTGATGGACTAAATGAAGAACAGATTGGAATAATCTTGCCCTGGATAGATCCAGACTTTTGGCAACAACGTTTTCGTGATTATGTAGCAGACGCTGAATGGGTTAAAACTATTCTTAAGGACGCGGCCTTGTGATTGAAATAGATTCTCCTCCAGGATTACACGGAAATTTTTTATGCTATTCGATTAACGCATTAGATCCCAAAGTAAGAGAAAAAAGTCCATTTACTCAATTTGGCACGTCACACGAATCTTATCCAAAAATTATAGTACGTAGGTCTTATCATTATAGTATGTATGGAGAACCATTTATGGGGCAACAGGTCATATCTATATATGCAGAACCTAACGATTGTCTGCTGATAAATTTATTGCAGTACAGTCGTGCGGCAGACTATGATTTAGATTTGAAAAATTTTGAAAAAGATTTTTATAAACAAATAAAATCAACTAATTTTGGCGCCGCCCTAAGAGAATCTCTTTTAAAAATTTTTGAAATAGATGTAAAATATCAAGACATTAGTAGAAGTCAACTTAGAGCGTTTTTTAAAGATCAATTTGCTAACTATGAAAATGATTCTCTTATACGTATGATACGCAAACAACAGTATGCGTTTCCAGTCATGCACGTTGATTTTAAAAGATTTTATGACTTTGATGAGTATATAAAAGTTTTACATCGAACTATTGATTATTTTAATCTAAATTATACCTTAGATGATTTTGATTGGTACAAACAACTATGGAATAATTTCATTAGTAAGATTCATGCTATCAAATGGACAGAAGATGCAGAACATATACTGGACGCAGTAGCGCAAAAACAACACGAACCAATTGATTTTAACCTTTTACAGGAATCATGGTTGAATGCTAGGTTAGAAGTAGTGTATAATAAAGTTATGCCAGAAGAACAAGATGTTTATTTTACTAATACCAAAGAAATAATTGAATATTTGGGAATTTAACATGCAGGAAATACTAGACGAAATACGAAGTATCAGAAGTGAACTACTAAATTTACGTAATGACGTATTGTATGTTCAACACACATTAAACAAATTAGAAAAGAAATTAGATAAACCCGCAGAACCAAAATTTCAAGATAACAAACTAGAAAATCTTTATGGACCCAATACCAAAATTGAAAAGTTTTAATTCAGACATTGACATAGACTTTGCTGATCGTCAACAGGTATTGGACTTGTTAAATGTCACACCTGCCAGCATTATACGTGATGGTAAGTTAGTCAAGCACAACACGGGTGTGTACGCTACAGATATACCTGTGGATCCTTTTGTAGGTTCAGCTAGTTTAGATTATCAAGCGGCAGAAGATCGTGGTTATATGAAATTAGACTTTCTTAATGTACATGTCTACAAAAACGTTCCAAATGAAGCTAAACTTGTGGACTTAATGCGTGAACCTGATTGGACCAAATTATATGACCCCGCAATATGTGCGCAGTTAATACACGTCAACAATCACTATGATACCTTGCTTAAGATGCCAGAGCCCGTGGATAGTATTCCTAGACTGGCGATGTTCTTAGCTGTGATCAGGCCCGCAAAGAGACACTTGATAGGTCGGACCTGGAAAGAAGTAGCTGAGACTGTATGGGATAAGGTTGAGGGTGAATACAGTTTTAAAAAAGCACACGCGATTGCGTACAGTCAGCTGGTAGTAATTAATATGAATTTAATTGCGGAACAAGAAGAATTATTAAAACTAACTAACCCTTCTAACTAAGGTAATACTACGACGCTTAGATCTTTTCTGAGCTATTTCTCTGAGACTAACATAAGGACCATGCTGTATATTCACGTCCTTGCTGTTGAACGTTTTCAAACAAATCCTAAATTCTACCCAATCCTGCTTTAAGAATACATTAATAGGTACTAGTCTATTACTTTCCCACCACCATTGGTCTGCTAGTTCTAAAAACCTTGTTTTTTGTTCGGCTGTACGCAGAGCCGCATAATCATAAATTGTGGTGATTAGCTCGTCGCTGTTTTGTATAATACCAATATAATCGTTACCACCATAGGTGATATAGCTGATAAACGGATATTGATTTAATAAATTCTTGTAACTGTCTTCCATATGCGCCGCGATAAATATACTAAAGGGATCAGCGAAGTGCCAATCATTACAAGTTATTTATATTCAAATATTTTCACTGTCCAGATTCTGGACTATAATGACCCCACAATTAAAACGAGGAACCGAGTCGTGTATCAGAGACCAATTGAAATCTACCGTGGAGCCGATAACCCTATTGTTATCAAATTTAAGAATCAAGATCAGAAGACAGCTAATATAGTAGGATCAACATTCCAAGGATTTATCACTGATGCTATTGAAGGCAATATCATTTCAAATGTAAGTGTTACTGTGAGTAACGTGACTACTGGCACTGCAAATTGCACTATTACCAGTACCATGTTAACATCTCTACCAAAAAATCGTTATAAACTAGTATTTAAAAAAATAACCGGCAGCCTACAAACTCCTGTATACAGTGATGATAATTATGGAATTTACGCCGAGCTTATAATACATCGCGGTTACGAAATGTAATTTACGATAAATAGTCTTATAACAACTAAGGTATTATCATGATTTTAAGCAACGTTAACATTGGCTCGGGCCCATCAGTAGGTGATGGTGATCCGTTACGCACTGCATTTAATACGATCAACACCAATTTTGCAAAAATACAAAGTAATGTTAGTAGTCTGGGCACCAGCGTCAACAGAGTTGCAGGACGCACAGGTAATGTCACATTAACTACACAAGACATAATTGGCATTAATAACTATGCTACGACTAGTTATGTTGACAGTAAATTATCAGCAAACATAGCTAATATTCAAGCAAATATTACCTTAATACAATCAGATATCAATACCTTATACGGCAATGCTGGTGTACAAAGCAGTACCTTAGCAACGTTAACAAGTAATGC